CCCTTGACGCGCACGGTGCCACCCCATTCGGGCACATCGACGTCGGTGGTGGGCAGGTCTTCGCACGCCAGGATGGCGGCTTTGCTGAGCAGTGTTTTCATGAGGTTGGAGGTTTGCATGGTGGTTAGAAAAAAGGCCCGGGCAGATCAGGCCCGGGCCGGTGGTGCAGCAACGCTGCGAAGGGTCAGGCCCAGGTAACTGCGCCGGTGACCTTGAGCTCCAGGCTGGACTTGTAGACGCCGTCCACCTGGCCACTGAGGTTGAACTTCTTGACGTAAGCGTTGAAGCTGGCGATGACGCCGTTGCTCAGCGTGAGCTTGAAGGCTTTGGTGGCACCCGCGGTCTGGGCCGCAGCGCAGGCGAGCTGGCCAGCATCGGCGGTGTCTCGGTCCACCTCCGTGCTGAAGCTACCGTTGTCAACCAAGCCGGCGCGGAATTCTTTTGCCGCGCTGTCCAGGTGTGTCAGATCGATGTCACTGGCCGAACCATCGAGGCCGCTGAAGCTCTTCAGGTTGGCGATCGCGGTGTAGGTGATGGCCGTGGCGGTGGGCGTGCCGCTGGTAGTGATGGTCTTGCCGGTGGTGTCAATGTCCACGTAGAAGTAGCCGGACTTGGCGTACTTGACGACGGTGTCAACGTTCAGCAGCGCGGCATCGGCACCCGTCAGGCCAGCAAGAGTGACCTTGTCACCGTTGCTGAAACCAGCTGCGGTGATCTTGGTGGGGTAGCCCACCGTGACACCACTGATGGTGACGCCGCTGGCAGAGCCGGTGGCAATTTTGAGGCTGCAGTTTTGCGCCGAGATGGCGGTGGAAGTGGTACTCATGGTCGAAAGCTCCGATGAAAAATCCCCGGCTTGAACACCTTGATGGCATCCGCTGCCGGGGCAGAAGCGGATAGCCGGATGCGATGAATGCTGGTGAGATCAGGCAGCCCAGATCGACCACTCGGTCAGGACCCGGTGCAGCTTGGTGTCAGACTCATACAGGTCCCGCTGGGAGACCTGTATCGCCTTGAAGGTGCTGGCATTGGCCATGGCTGCCTGCAGTTGCTGGTGCAGCCCATCGGCGCCCAGGTACGTGGGGTCGTAAACGTCCACCTGGAACAGATGGCGGGTGAGGCCTGCGCGATCAGCATCGAGCGTCACATTCGGCCGTCCAATGACTTGCAGGTACACCCCATAAGGCGTGGTCGGCTTAGGCGGCGCGGCAGCTGGGTAGAACCGCCCGCCAGCTAGCGTGAGCAGAATAGTGGCCAGATCGGTCTTGACGGTGCTAGCCACGGTTTGCCCCAGTTTCACTGACCAGATCGATGTGCTGACGGGCCCGAAGATCTGGCAATACGGCCTTGATGTCGTACACCACAGCTCCGTGAACGACGCGCATGCCGGCATGCAGGGTCTCAGCGCGGTCAGAGCTGTAGCGGATCCGGATGCTGGCCTTGACCACCGATACAGGAGCGTCTGAGCGGTTCGCCTCCGCGCCCGTCTGATGCAAGATGTCGGCGCGGACGCCGGTGTACACATCGCTCCAGGCATCCGGGTCCACCTGTCCTGCCGCATCCCTTGTGCCGCTCGGCTGCTGGATGCTGATGAGCTGTTTGAGAGATCCGGCGCGCATGGCTACACCCGCAGGATGCGGTATGGGTTGAGCAGGCTGTCCACAAACGGCAATGGAGTCAGTGGCCCGCCGGCTGAGACTTCTTCGCGGTTCTCGTAGAGGGCTGCAAGACGCAGCTTCATCCAGGTCTTGAGACCTTCCGGAACATCGGCTCGTGCCCCATACCCACAAACGAAGGTGACGGTGACGCTCCCGATCTGCGGCAGTGCAATGGGCCAGAGCTTGCCGAAGCGCGGAGCAATGCGCGTGACGGCACCAGACGTGTCGCTCAGATACTCGGTGGTGGCCAATGTCTGGTTGCTACCGCCCATGTCCACGTAGATGATGCTGCTGATGCTTTGGACAGGACCCTTTTCGAGGCGAATGGCATTGCCATCAAGTCCTTGCTCACCATCCCAACACCCCCCTGGAAATTGGTCCATGACACGCGCCCAGGTCTGCGTGATCAGGCTGCGGCCAGTCTCCTGCTCGGCATACTGGCGCACAGCGGCAATCTGGGCGGTGATCCAGGTGTCGTCAACGGTCAGGTCTGGATCCGCGCTGGCCAGGTGCTGCTTGACTTCGGCCAGGGTGAGCGGCTCTTCGGTCGGCTCGACCGTGCGGCGATAGCCCATACCGGGTCCTCCCTCAGCCGGCGCCGGTCTGAGCGGCCTCGATTGCCAGAGCGCGGGCTTGCTCGGCTTGCAGCTTCAGGGCGTCGGCTGCACGTCGTGCGGTCTGAGCCGCCTCCAGATTGGCGGTGCTTGCTGGATCTGCAGCGCTTTTCTGTTCGGCAGCCACGGCCTCGCCGTCGGCCGCCGCGGCTTGAGCCTCCAGAGCGTCAGCCGCCGCCGCCAGTTCCTGCGCCCGGTTCTGCGCCATGAGCAGGTCTTGGGCGTTGGCCTCAGTGCCAGCTGCAATCGCGGCTTCGGCTTCAGCCAGCAGGCGTTGTGCTTCTGCAGCGGCAGCGGCATCGGCGGCGGCCATGCGGGCGGATTCTTCGGCCTTTGTCAGGGCCTCCTTGGCGCGGGCAGCGAGCTTTTCAGCCCGTGCCAGATCGACCACCACTTCCACCTCGCTGGCGTTGCCCAGCGCGCACTGGCGCACGGTTTCGTCGGTGATGCGGTAGCGCTGCCCAGCCTTGTACCGTTCGTTGCCGGACTCGTACACAGACCGGTTGAAGCGAGCGAGTTTCATGATGATGTGATGGGGTTGGGTTGATCAAGGCCAGGGCATCTGCACCAGGCAGTGCCCTGGCAGCGTCGTCAGACCGTCTCGACGACGGCCGCGATGTTGGATGCGGAGCTGGGCTCGTAACGAGGCACTAGGCCCAGAACCTTTGCATCCAGCAAGCTGGCGGCAGTTCCGACAGTCATGGACAAGCGGAAGTGGGTAAATCCGTTGGCCACATCCACCTCACTGGCCCGCAGGTTGATGAGCGCAACCTTGTTGTCACCCGAGGCCTTGACGATCTGGGTGATGGCTTTTCCGGTAATGTCCTTGGCCCCGGTGCCGGAGCTGTCGCTGGCTTGCTGCAGCTTGGCGTCCAAAGTGGCGCTGGCGCCCAGGACGCCTGTGGAAATCATTGCGAGGAAGCGCTCGTGATTGGCGGCCGAGATCCAGCCGGTGGTGACCGTGCTGGCCGCCACGGATGCAGCGTTGTAGTTGGCCAGGATGGCGATGGCCTCGCTGGCTTTTGCATTGACTGTAAACATGATGACTCCGATGTGATGGGGGAGAAAGAAGGGATGCGGGCACCCGGCCACAGCCAGGTGCCCCTATAGATCTGCGCTGGTATCAGCGCGCGCCGAGCTTGATGAACGGCGACAGCTTGTTGCTGCCGTTGGCCGGTGTGATCGACGCCTTCAGCTTGCTCTGGCCGTCCACTCGGAAGGTAGTGCGGAAGGCTGTGGCCTCGCTGTCGAAGTACAGGTGCATGGACGTGGCGGTTTCCATGCCTGCAGCCTTGGTGATGGTGCGGTAGTACTTCCAGTCTGCGAGCAGCACGTCGCCTGCAGAGCTGAGGCTCTTTGCATGCTGCGTGACCATGATGGGGCGCCCCATCAGGCTGCCGTAGGGGTTGGCCTTGGCGCCTTCGCTGGCGGGGATGTAGATGGCATGGTCACCCAGCTTGAGTGTGAACAAGACGGGGAGCACATCGTTGTTCAGCATCCAGACCGCACGGCCATAGCTGCCGGGCGGCAGGCGAGCGATCATGTTCGCGATGTTCTCGATCAACAGCGTGCCAGCGGCCTGGCCCGTCTCCTTGGCCACTGTTTCGACCGCGCCGCTGTTGAATGCCCCTGCAGGCTGGCCCGCGCCGCTGCCAAAGAAGAAGGTTTCATTGCTTTTCCAGCGGATGCTGCGGGCCATCAGGCCTGGCAGGTAGCTACCCAGGGCCGAGGAATCTGCCAGCAGTTCGTCGCTGACGGGCACCAGTGCCAGCAGCTTGTGCAACTGAAGGCGAGCGCCCGACAGGTTGATCTTGGTGGGGGTTCCAGCCGTGCCCTCGTTTTGCCAATAGGCACGGACACCATCGCTGCCCCAGGGCGTGGATTCGTCCTTGGGGAAGGCCATGGTGTTGGACTGGCCCAGCTCGACGTTGTCAGTCAGCGGCAGCAGGTTGTCTTCTTCGAGGCTGAGCGCGAAGATCTCACGGGCAAACTCGGGCGGCACCAGATACCCGCCGTCGGACCCAGCACCTTCGCCGGAAAACAGGCTGGGTGCAGCCGCAAAGCGCGGATCGATGACCGGATTGGTCTTGCGGGTCGATGCCTGAACGGCGGCGGCGTAGTCACCGAACGACCGGAAGCCCAGGCGCGGATCAGCAGCGCGGTTGTCCTGCGTTTGCAGCTGCGCGTTGGGGGGCAGTTGAACGCTCGACTCTGCAGCGGCAAGGGTTTCTTCGCGTTCGATGGCGGCAT